ACAATCTTTTCACCGGTTTCGGGATTTTCTAGATTAAATGTAAAGAATACCGAATCCGTGTCACCATATATGTACTCAGCTTTGGTTTTTACTTTTTCACCTGACTGCATAGTGTAAATCATATCCCCATAAACTTCCTCAATAATACGCTTCGCATATGTAATCATCATACGACCAGTTGCAGTGGTAGATGCCGCTACATTCTTTTCATAAAATGCCGAAGTACGTGAACCACATTGTCCATATAATGAATTCGCAGTGATTTTATAAGCTAATTGACGCTTATCTAAAATGTTTTGCATGAAGGGGTCTTTTTCTGTTTTAATAAGCTTACGAGTATCAGCGCGAGCTTTGAGTAGCTCTTCCAGAATAGAAGGGAGAATAGACTTTTTATTATTTGGTAGTTGAGCCCATCTACAAACAATCTGTCCTACTTTGGTTTTTTTAGCTTGTGCGCTACCTATTTTAATATATTTAAAATTATCAAACGCCACGTCAATATATTGATATTCAGGTAAATTATCATAAATATATTTTCCTGAAGCATCTCTCTCACCTTTTTCTCTTACTAGTTTACCATCTAAATCGTATTCTTTAGACCATACCAAACTATCATGAGAATAATTCTGACTAATCATAGATGATGGATAAAGTGAAGAATAATCTACACAAGCTACTGGATTATCAATATACATAGCACATTTCGGTGGTAAGACAATTGCACCTTCATACCTGTCATAGTCATTGGACTTTTCCAAATCCGGCATAAGAGTATTATTTTCTCTGCATTTTTTTGCAATAAAACTCATAAGTTTAATACCTTGGCCACGGAATATAAGGAAATTAATAGGGACGCAGCAAATATTCGCCATCTCGGAATATCCAGTAATAGAATCTATTTTATTCATCAAATGATGGACTAGATTACAATCCTGAATACAATATTTTGCTACGATAGCACGGTCAGCACTAGAGCCGTTTGCTAATCTAAAAATATCTTTTGGGGATACATCATCTTTTGCCATACCCCATTTTAGAGATTTCCCCTTCTCAAAATGTTCATGACCCTGAATCATAAGTACATTATATTTGTTGGTTTTTTCTTGACCCTTTACTATTTCAACTACTTCCTTCCCTTTCTCAATATCTAAAATTCGGAATTTTTGTCCCTTCTTATGGTATTCCGATGTATATCCTGAAAGCTCAATATGTATAAAATCCTGTATATTTATACCCATTAAATTTTGGCTGTATAATTCAGTTACTTCTCCAAACTTTGGATGGATAACATGTTCAGTACGTTTTATATCATCGCTAATAAAGAGTCCGGCAACATCATCTAACTTATAAGATGATAGGATAAATTCGCGTCGGAAACTAGCATACATATCTATTTGTAAACGTCCAGACATTTTGAAATACCGTAACTCATATTCTCCACTCGCAATTTGCATCTTAGTAGTCTCAATATCATATTTACCAGGCATGTCTTTCATGGGTTTTGCGGCCATTTCACCAATTTTCCTAGAAAGTTGCATAAATTCATAGACACAGTCATTTTCTTCCGCGCGCCGAAAGAGAAACTCATAATCAAACCCAAATATATTATAACCAATAATGATATCCGGATTTTCTTTTTGAATTAGTTCGGCCCAATGTAAGAGCAGTGTTTCCTCATTCTCTACTGGGTCAATTACCGCACCATCAACTGCATCACAAGAACCCAATGCAATACAATGATTTAAATATGGTTGTAGTTCGCCATATTTTAGGAAAGTGGAACCAATGAAGGTAACCTTATCTCCTTCCAATCTAGGAAATAGTCGGGTCATAACATCATTTGTAGTTTGAATTTTCTCATCTCTAGTTGTTGAGCCTGCCATTAATACATCTAGAATCTTCTTACTATCTACAATGTTTTTTGACTTATACTGGGGTTTTACATAGACATTTGTTTCATCTTCGTCATCATCATCATTATCATTTAAGTCATTTGTTGTAAGTATTTCATCGGATACGTTTTCACTAGAAGCCTGATTCTGTTTTTCATTCATTTGTTCAAACATATCATCAATACGTAGAAGAGCCGAATTATCTTCTTCCGTATTGGCCTTTTTTGCATTTTCAATAGTTTGTTCCATCAAAATTTTAATAAGATGCTTTACTCGGTCTTTTGTTGGCATTATTTTGGGATAAACCACATCAATATCTTGGAAACTATCATACCCAAATGCAGTTAATATTGTTCTTTGCAATAGATTTTTGCCCTTGTTTTCATCTAGAAACTGGGCTTGTTTTATAAAACTATCAACTATATTTGCGGCCAATCGTTTATATGTCTTTACAGGAATAGGAAAATCACCATGACTACTACTTGCCTCAATATCAAAACTACAAATTTTAAATGGTACTCTATCTATCTTTGTAGGCTCAGGACAGATAGCACTTAGCGGACATACATATTCAAAAGTACATGTAGTTGTTTGTACGCTCTGTTTTGCTACTTTATTTAAATAGAATGAAATCCAACCACTAGGGCTTATATTATGAACATGAAAATATCGTAAAAGTGGAGGTATATTTCCACTCTCATATAATTCTAGATTGGTATTCTGAAAATAATACTTGACCTTTTTACGCTCTTGTATTGTGGGGTCGGATTTACTTGGCTCGTATTTGTACCATAAGTTTTTTACCCGATTCATTACTTCCGTGTTTTTAAAAATAAGTTGAACAAATTTGTCCTTTTTTCCAGCCGTAAACCCATAAAGTTTGTTATATTCTACTAATTCACCTGAAATAATAGAATCGCGATATTTCTTATCAATTTTAGAATGAATATCTTTTACTAATTGAGATGCGTCATGGTGTGACCAATTTTTCCCTACCCGAATAAAGAAGAATGGTTGGAAATCTTTGATGTAAATACAACACGTTTCTCCTGATTCATTCACGCCAAACATTTGAATAACAAATATTTTTTCGTCAATCCTACGACGGAATTTTGTGTTTTCAGCTTCTGAGCCAGAACTAGAATCTTCAGAAACCGCAATTTCGTCGTAGGTATGGAAGTCAAACAAACGGAAATATTTCTTAACCATAGGCTTCTTAATAATACGTTTTTCCATTTCAATTGTATCTTGTTTTAGGTTTATTTAGTTTGAATTAAATAATTATGATGGTTATTTAATTCAATTTTTTGTATGAAAGTATATAAGGTAAATTCTACTTTATAGTCTTGTAAAAATTTTCGTTTTTTTTATTTTATTTACATTCATTATTAGTGTATATAATAAACAACAAAATATTATTAGGATTAAAAAAGATACAAATTTGGAAACAAAATAAATTACACTAAATCCAAATTCGGGTTTTTTATTTAATTCTAATAAATATATAAAAAAATCCTTTAACCCAATTATTACAACATGATCTTTGTAGTGCCAATTCTGTTTGTTTTCTGTTTCGGGAAATATCTGATAGCATAATGGTTTATAATAAAGAAATTTATTGGTATAATTGTTTTCTATTATAAAATCCCAGTGTCCGCCGTCAATATTTATTTTTTTTTCTCTGGCTTTTTTTGAATAAACAACAGAGTGTGTTGCACATGATTTTAAAGATAGATAATTTGATAAATCGTAAGGAACTACTAGAACGGGAACACAGCCCAAATAATAAATGAATTCCTCGTTTTTCTTGGAAGAAAGAAAAGAATCAATTATTTTTATGTGGGATAAATCTTTAATTTCTGGAGAAAATATGAAATCATCTTCTAATATTAGAATATTTTCATATCCTTTATCATTTGCATGTTTAAAACATTGTAGAAATGCATCAGTAAGGTCTTGATAAGAAATTTGTTCTACTAATTTTTTATTGCAATTTTTAAAACCTTTATTATTTACAATGTATACGCACTTTGTAGGTTGGAAGACAGATAGCTGTTGTTCAATATGTGCTTTTCTTCCGTTATTAACTAAATGGATTATATAAGTAGCGTCTATACTTTTATCAAATAAACCTACATTGTACGTTTTCTCTTCAAAAGTATAACATTTTGAATTATCCATGGTTTATGTATTATATATTAATTATATATAAAAATACATTATAAATTGAATTATACCATTTTCTCTTAATTTTTTCCACCCATCATACGATTAAACATAGAATACATATTATTAGAAACCGGTTTTTCAAAATACTCTTCTTTATTATTACCTTCAAAATACCATTTTTGCATTTCATTTGCAGTACGGTCTCCCTGATAATAGTTTAATTTTCCACTTTTGACTTTAAAAACAGTAGGATAGCCATTTGCTGCTAATTTTTGCCCTTGAATATATTTGTTCATACTGTTTATTTTTGCATCTTTCATTTTATCAGCATCCTCTATCTCCATAAATTTGTACATTCCCTTTTTATAAGAAGGAGTTTTCATAACATTATTCTTCATTTTCTTCCATTCAGGTTTTAATGCTTGGCAATGACCGCACCAATTCGCATAAATTAAACCGATTGTAACAATACCACCACTTTTACCAATGTTCTTTCGGGTACCTCTATTTTTATTTGCATTTTTTCTTGTGAATCTTGGCATAATTACTTTTATACAATACAATTAGATAATTATGTTTATCTAAATGGTTGGATATTGAAATTTTTCCTATTGATATAATATAATGAAAACCATTAAGTTATTATTTTTACTCTTTTTAATTATTGTATTTTTAGCAGGATTGTATTGGATTTTTAATTCAAATATTAAATCTACTCATAACAATTCCGAAAATAAAAAGATGATTGAGTCAATGGAAAACGGAGATTCAGGTTGTCCAGATATGTTGATTAAAAAAGGGAACAAATTATTATTGTTAAATAGTAAAAAACCGGTTAACGATACAAATCCTATTCCTTTTAATAATTTAGATGAATATATATATTATTTAGAAGCACAAAGGAAATTAGGGAACAATTGTCCAGTTCTTTTTTTACAGGAGGAAACGAATACTCAGGGTGAAGATGTTTACAGAATAAGACCAAGTCCTTTTGACCAGCAAGGTGGTTTACCTACAACGGTTCCACCTACGTCTAATCCACCTACTACTGCTCCTGTACCAAAAAATAGAAATAGTAATCCGTCTATTGCTCCAAGATATACTTCAGTTCCCAATGCTTTAACCGATATTAACAAACTAAATCCATATCCCCCATTATCAATAAGTGATACTACAAAGTATTATTATCCACCAGCCACGGAAATTACTAATATAAATAATACTGAAATTAATCGTCAAACCGAACCTAGTAGAATAGCAGTAAATGTAGTTGATGCGGGTCGCGAAAACGCTCCATACAATGCGGGTAATTATGCTAGTTTTGACCCTTATGGGCAATTTGTAGGAGTATATACCAATTTAGATGAAATACATTATTCTACTGAAAAAAACAATTCTAGTGATAATCCTATGGATGGAAATTGGGGAGGTGTAGAATATACCCAACGTATGATAGATACTGGTAAATATCAGGATAATAATATAACCAAGCCATTGCTATATCAACCAAAAACTGCTTTTATGCCAAATGACCCTACGCGTCCTCAACCTAAAGATGTAATTTAGAGTATAAAAGTAACTTCTTTTACTTTTTCTAATACATCTTTACATGCAGGATACAAAAAATTACGTATTTTTTTAGCGGTTTTCTTAATACCATAGTTTTCACTCCACCATTTTTTCGGGTCTATATCGTCTAATTTTTCAATCAATGAATCTAATGCTGAACGAATGTCACTTTCATCATTAAAAAACTCACCAGTTTCATATTCAATATATTTTGAACCACATAAAATAGATTTATTCATTAATACAGGTACACCCTTAGTAATACATTCCGCAATAACTCTTGGGGAGGCATCTTCCACATTCGGTAAAAAAAGAAATTTAGATTCCCTCATTTTCTCCTGTAAAACATGCCAATCTAAGAAATCGGTAACTTCTATTTTATCACCATATTGTTGTTCTAATCCACATCCAACTCTACCAACTATTAATCCCTTTAATTTATAATCATTTATCAAAATGGGAAAACATTCTCTAGCTAATTTAAAATTCCTGTTTATCGCATTCCAACCTTTTGCTGGACAATCATCCCCGTCTTTGTTACAAATATATATAAAATCGTATTTCTTAGACACTTCTGGTTTGTCGTCAATATCATATATATCTGATTCACTTATATCTTGTATGACATTATCATAGTTAAATCCATATTTGGATGGCTTTCTAAAACAGCATAACCAATACTTTATATTTTTCGTATAATCAAAATCATCAGTTACATGAAATGAATCCTCTGATTCTTGCTCTATTTTTTTAGGGAAAGATTTATATGCAGTTATACCAAATACTGTTATCCCATTTTTAACATACTCATAATATAGTTGTTTCGCTTTTTCATCTCTAAAAAACCCTGTTACTGCAACAATTGGTAAAGTATTGGAGTTTTCATCTTGAAAATAACGAAATGGGAACATTCTTTGTTCTTTATCGGTTAATTTTTCGGAAATGTAATCGGGCGAAACTTTGGATTTCATTCCTTCTTTACCGGGTTTTATTGGTAAAAAGCGCATATTAAAATATAAAGCAATTAAAAACAAAATGATAAAAAACAAAACCGAAAAAACACGATTATTATGAATTACTTTTTTGAAATTGGTTATCAGGTTGGAATATTGCATATTACTATCTGATATATAATTACATTTTTATGAAAATGACTAAATAATATAAAACTTTTTATTTATAATATTAAAATGATAATTACACGTAACGACCTAAATAATATGTACAATGAACATATTGAAGCAGAAAAAATACGACTTGCGAAAATGATAGAGGATGATTTGCAATCTATCATTAGAGATTTATTAAATGAAAATAAAATGGGTAAGAATATTTATAAAAGAAAATGTTTTGAATGTAGTGAACATTATGTAAATATCCTTTTAACAAAAATTCAGCAAATATTTACAGATAGTAGTATTAAAGCTGTTCTAGTTCAAGACGACGGACCACAAAAATATGTATTATTGACGGTTGATTGGTCCGCGTAATTATGTTAAGAATTTGCGAATGTTCTCCAAGGATGATTTACTTATTTTACGGGATTTACCATTGGATGATTCACATACCATACCGTCTAGACATTGAGGGTTTTTTTGTAACTCACTAATTAGCATAGGAAAGGTACCAAATTGTTTCATTATAGTGATTGCTGTTACTGAACTAATTCCTGGTATTTGACATAAAATAATCTCGCCGATGTTCTCTGGGGTAATATTATCTTTCTTTACTTTTTTTACAAAATTACAGTAATTAGTCTCTGTACTTACA